CTGGCACGACTGTTCCACCTATGCCAAACATAGTTAAGAATTGGGTTACCCGAGGAATGTCCAATGTCCTACAAAATTTCGATGCGAAACTTGTTTCTCTGAGAGGACACTCAGTTCACGTTACTTTCTGTCGTCCACGACCAATTGATGAGTTGACTGTTAGTCAAACGGATGGAAAATTCGATGAATCATATGTTATTAGAAATGGTTATGTGTATAAAGGATACACTTCTACTGGTATGTGTGGATCATTGTTAATGATTAATAATGCATCAATTGGACCAGGGAAGATTATTGGTATACACAGTGCTGGAAATTCTAATGGCGTAGCAGTGTCTTCGTCTTTTACCAAAGAAGATTTAGAAGACTGTTTATTGACGTTCAATGAATTTAAGAGTCAAATTGCCGATGATGATCGCATGCCTTTTTATGGTAATTTCAAATTTGTGAGAAAGATTGTACAACCCATAATCGCTCCAGATAGAGAAACAATTATACCAAGTCTATTATATGGCGCATGGTCTAAACCTTATACGCGTCCTACTATAATTAATTATATGAGGATAGCAGGAGAAGTAGTTAATTTGCAACATAGAGCTTTATCCGAATATGGTGAAATTGATCCCTTACTTGATGATGATTTCGTTGACTCTATACTTGATCGTCTTTTTTCACGTATAAATAATGTATCTTCTAGTAAGAAAAATTGTTTTAGGCGGTTATTATCTTTTGAAGAATCAATTTTGGGTTTTCCAAGTGAGGGAATGCGGAGCATTCCTCGACAAACATCACCAGGGTACCCCTTTGTTACTGAGAGACCCTCTAGTACACCTGGAAAAACGTGGTGGTTTGGTGATCAAGCGGATTATGTTATAGATTATAATCGAGAACCTATAACTAAGTTGGTATCTAGAGTTGAAGATATTATTTCAGCTGCTAAATTAGGTATTAGACTTGAGCACATTTTTATTGACACAGGAAAGAAAGAACGAAGAGAAATTGCTAAAGTGAAAAATGGAAAAATACGAATGTTTTCAGCGGCCCCTCTTGATTATAGCATTGTTTTTAGAATGTACTTTTTGGCGTATTTTAATTGGTTGACGCAAAATCATACAATCAATGGAATAGCGGTAGGAATTAATGCTTATAATAAGGATTGGGATTTTCTAGCGTCTCGGTTGAAAAGATTTTCTTCAAATTATATTGCTGGTGATTATTCAAAGTTTGACAAACGACTTATAGCGCAGGTTGTTAGGAAATTTGTCAAATACATTAATGACTGGTATGATGATGGTGAAGAAAACGCTTTGGTGAGAGAAATTTTGTGGATGGAAGTTTACAATTCTTTGCACTTAAGTTATGACACTGTCTATTACTGGCTACATGCTCTCTGTTCAGGGCACAATGGCACAGTATTTATAAATAGTATTTATAACTTATTTGCA